GTAATATGCAATGTAGTCAACTTGACTACACATAAATATTAATGTATAATAGATTTTTAAAAGGATACACAATGGCTGAAGGTTACAAGGCATATACAAAAGATTTTCCCACTACAAACAACGATTTGCCTTTGGCATTCACAAATAAAATTATTAACGCAGATAGTCTAGCAATACTTAAACAATTACCTGATAATTGTGTAGATTTAGTTTTTACAAGTCCTCCATACAATTTTGGTATGGGGTATGATACGCATGATGATAAAACAGATTGGCCTAAATATTTTGATATGTTGTGGGCAATATTTGATGAATGTATTCGTGTAGTTAAACACGGCGGTAGAATTATTGTCAATACACAACCGCTGTTTAGCGAATATATTCCTAGTCATCACGTAATTTCTAAAGGTTTTATGGATAGAGGACTTATCTGGAAAGCAGAAATTCTTTGGGAAAAAAATCACAGAAATTGTGCGTATTGTGCTTGGGGTTCTTGGAAAAGCCCTAGTGGTCCGTATTTTAAATATACATGGGAATTTTTAGAAGTATTTTGTAAGGGTAATTTAAAGCATCCGGGTGATAACAAATTAGCAGATATTACTGGAAACGAATTTAAAACATGGGCTGATGCTAAATGGAGTATTACACCTGAGCATAAAATGAAGGATTATGGACATCCTGCAATGTTCCCAGCCGAGCTAGCATATAGAGCATTGAAAATGTTTTCTTTTCAAGATGATGTAATTCTTGATCCGTTTAGTGGTGCTGGAACTACTGCATTTGTGGCAGCTAAAACAGGTCGTAGATATTTAGGAATTGATTTGAGTGCTGATTATTGTGTCACCGCAGAAAATAGAATTAAAAATGATACATTAAAAGATTATTCAGCAGTACTTGATGCTAAACTTGCATTGGAAGGTAAAGATAAAAGCCTCAAGGAAAGAGGTGAGACTCCAAACCATAAAAAAGTAAAAAACAAAAAAGCAAAAGCTACAGTAAATTTTGATCCTGTATTATTTGAGCAATTATAATGTCAGAACCAGTAGAACTTTACTGCACATACGATGAGGACCATAACACTTGGTTGGTATGGTTTCCTCATCCCATGGGAGGAATGCATGTATTAGAAAAATTTGACAATGAATCTGATGCTAGGGCTTTCCATAAAGAACAATTGGATGGTGCAGATTATTCCATTTAACTTTACTATTTTTATATAGTAGACTATAATACACACATGACAAAAAAATACGCCCTCATCGATACTGCCAATACATTTTTTCGCGCCCGTCACATTGCTGCACGAAGTAGTACAGTTGACGAGAAAATCGGAATGGCAATTCATCTTACATTAGCAAGTACTAATCAAATTGTTAAACGTTTTCAAATTGATCATGTTGTGTTTTGTTTAGAAGGCCGCAGCTGGCGTAAGGACTTTTATAAGCCTTACAAAGCTAATCGTGTAGTAGATACCATGTCTCAAACAGAGGCAGAGGTTGAAGAAAACAAAATGTTTTGGCAAACGTATGATGCCTTCACAACTTACCTTAAAGACCGCACAAACTGTAGTGTATTGCGTGATCCTAAAGCAGAGGCTGATGATCTCATAGCCCGATGGATTCATCTGCATCCAGCAGATGAAAATTTTATCGTTTCAACAGACAGCGATTTTTACCAGTTAATTTCTTCTACAGTAAAACAATATTCGGGTGTCACTGGTGAACTAATTACGCTGGAGGGATTCTTCAAAGAAAATAATAAGCCCGTTTTGGATAAGTTAAAAAATCCGAAACTATTAGAGGATCCACAATATTTGTTATTTAAAAAATTAGTTAGAGGTGATTCATCGGATAACATATTTGCATCCTATCCGGGTACCAGAGAAATTGGTAGTAAAAATAAAGTTGGTATTCGTGAAGCATTTGAAGATCGTCATAAAATGGGATTTAATTTCAACAATTTTATGCTTCAACGTTTTACCGACCATGAGGGTGTAGAACATCGTGTGCGTGACGATTTTGAACGCAACCGAACTCTCATAGATTTGACAGCACAGCCCGATGATATTAAATTGTCAGTAGATACAAACATCCGTGAAGGTGTGCGTAGAACTAATGTTCCTCAAGTGGGCCTACACTTATTAAAATTTTGCGGGAAGTATGAACTTAATAAAATTGCGGACAACGCCGAGACATACGCAAAATGGCTTAACAGCCCATATGTAGGAGTATTGAAATGAATAGAATAAGAGAATTAATTAAAGAACATGGAAGTGATTCTAGTGGCAAATGGGTAGCAATCGATAAGGTAGAATTAATTGCTAAAATAATTGTTCGGGAATGTATTCGCATTGACGTAGAAAACCGGGACGCTGCACCTGGCGTTGAAATATCAAAATATTTTGGAGTAGAAGAATGAAATTTAAAATTTGCGGAATAGATTATGAGGTTTTATACAAGACCTCAGAGGAAATGCAAGGTACTATTGGTCTTGCACGATTCAATGATCAAGAAATTTGGATTGGCAATCAATTTAGTGAACAAACTAAAAAGATTGCATTGTGGCATGAGGTATTGCATATACTAGACCATGCCTACAATCTCAAAATGACTGAGGAACAGGTTAAGTTTCAAACTCATGCATTGATTGCACTAGTAGAAGATAACCCGGAAGTGTTTAAAAAATGACAGTAGAAGAATATGTTGAAGAATTAGAAGGTTATCTCGAACCTCATTTAATTGAGAAGTTTAGTGATTGGTCTACTGATACTAAATTGTATATGTATCTACATCATATTCAATTACGACATATGGAAGAATTTAGTCATACATTGAGTATTGCTACACAAATGATTAGGTCTAAAAATTGAAAAAAGATTTCATCCAGGGCTTTTTAGTTAGCACTATGTTTTGGTTGCTATTACTAAGCCTAGTAGATGTCCCTGAAATGATTATTGTACATAAAAATATTTGTACTAACACCATAAAGAGTTAATGATGCGTAAATATATAACCAACAAATTCAATGATATATTTCTTCCTTACGAGGAAGGAATGATTGAATGGCTAATTGAGAATTATCCACATAGTAAATACAGAGTAATATCAATTAAAGGATAAAAAATGAAAACATTAACTAATTTCTATAAAAACAGAACAACAGTATTAGCCGCAGTAATCAGAGATGCAGTACATAATTGGAAAAATGATTCGGGCAATCAAACATTTAAAGATGTTCCGCAAGGGTTTGATTCATGGTCAACAACAACACCTCCAATTGGTGTTAATAAATATCATCTCAATACTGAAATACAAGAACTTGCTTCAATGGTTGAAAAAGAAACCAATAAAGTAGTTGCAAATGCTTGGGGCAATATTCATAAAACAAACCAGTGGTTGGGTGGGCATAAACATAACAATAATAAAAAAATCACATTGGTAGCTACTTACTTTGCGCAGGCGCCATCTACTGAAGTATTAACTTTTGCTGACCAAGATTTGCCTGTAAAAACTAATATGTTAGTAATCTTTGATTCAAGTTTATTACATGGTATAAAACCACTTGAACGAAAAAGTGATTGTGTATCAATAACTTTTGAATTAGTTGACAAATGATTAATTTTCATTGCAAACTTGATAATCCATGGAGTGACCGTTGGGATTTTCTTTGGTCTAAACATAGAATGATTGCCAAACACAAAGCCTGGGAATTAGGTGTATATCGTACAAATACTATTGTTGAATTATATTTTCACTATAGAATAAGATGTGACCATGCTGGAGTTAAATTTATGTTTAGTTTATTTGGTTACACTATTGAATTAAATTTATACGATACCCGTCATTGGGATTATGATAATAAAACTTGGGGCACATATGCGGAATCAAGCTGAATACTTTAAAGAAAATCGTCATGTAGCCAAATATGAATTTGGTGAACGTATCTTTGGATATTGGAATAGTATCCCGTTCGTAGGTACGATTGGCAATGATACTGTAATCAACGAAACAACTGGACCACAGTTTAGCATTCATTTAGATTTACCAATATGCTTTGAGAATACTACTTATAATGTTATAGTAGATAAAC